GTAGCGCGCGAATTTAATTCGTATCGGATCCTTCTCTACCCCTGCCTCTGCTGCTGCTGTCACCTCGTCGCCACTCAGTTCCGCTCTGCCTGGGCGCAAAGATTGAAGTGGCGCTGCTGCCTTTCACGGTCTTCCATCCTCCACCAAGCCCATCCGAAGTGCGCTTGAATCGGGATTCAGAGGAACCTCCGCCGCCGCTCATTGTTCTGCTCTCCCAACGCGTCTCGCAAATCAGCTTGCCGCCCTTGACTCCGCTCACATCCGCCGCCTGAAACTCGTGCTTGTTTGACGCGTCCGCGATTTTGGAAAGCACAAACTCCACGTACTCGCCCTGCACAAGGTACCGGTACTGCTCCTGCGCAACCTTGATGGTGGAGTGGTGCACAAACACGTCGCTGCCCTCCTTCACTCCCTCGCTGTCTCCGAGGGCAGTGATGAACCCAAACCCCGTCTTGTTGTTGAACCACTTCACACGGCCAGTGAGCCGAGTGGGTTTATCGTTGCTGTTGTTGCTGCTGCTGCTACTGCTGTCTACTGGGCAGACGTTGTCTCCGGGGTTGCTGCTGCTCTCGTCGGTTGCACTCATGGTTGTTTCCGTTCTGATAAGAAACCGCGGAGTGTCTTTAAATTTGTTTTTGGAATATCTTGTTTATAAATGCGCTAAAAGTGTAATATAATCATATATGTCAATATTAAACACCTAATTGCGATGACGAATCATCCATCTATTATAATTATAAATTTAGAAGATGCGGTAGCTCGGAAAACACACATGGAAATGGAACTAAAAAAACAAGGGATACTAAACTACACATTTTTTAAGGCAATAAACGGTCTTGAAATAAATTACAATAACAATCCATTATTCAGTGAAACTGCAAAAAATCAACTATTTAATACTTCTCAAACATTTGGACTTACGTTATCACCTGGCGCAGCTGGACTATATGCCACCTGGCATGAAATAATTAAATTATACGAAGATTATGAAGACATCATCGTATTAGAAGATGACATAGTGTTTTGTGAAAATTTTTTACAAGAATTAAAAACTGCATGCAATAATGCACCAAGTGATTATGACATATTATACTTGGGAAGTCATAGCAGAGGAAATATACCAAATGGCAATAGGTTAATGCAACCGCATGATTTTATAAAATTGAGTCAGATTCAAATCAATGGAACGTTTGGTATGATGTTATCAAAAAAAGGAAGACAATTAATTAAAACCATATGTTTTCCGGTCAATGATTTACAAATAGATACTGTCATGTATATGAATTTTGATAAATTGCAATCGTATCACATTAATACGTCAATTGTAGTATTTAAAGAACATTCATTTGAAAGCACCATACAAACGAACATGGAATTATTTCGTTCACTTAAAGATTTGGAAATTCATATTTTGATTTGCAATAAAGATTTCAACATGGGAATGGAAAGCATTGCATCTTTATTGAAATATCGTGAATTCAAATGCATTCCCATTTATTATCATAATGATGGCAGTTTGACAAACGAACAAATTCAGATATTAAAAGACAAACATTTCAATGTCATTGGAGTGAATGAGGCATTTAATACAATTCAATCCGAAATTATGAAGTATGAATATTGCAACAAATACCGATGCATGAACAAACCGTATTCTTTTTGGCATAAAATTAAGTTGTTTGATTATTTTTTATTGAGCAAAACAAAACGAGTGCTGGGCTTGGACACAGATATACTATTTATGAACAAACCCAACGACATCATCAAATTCATAAGAGACCGAAAGAGTTTTTATATGACTGATTGTTCATCTAGTTACTGTTTTAATGGAGTTGCAAACACGCATTTGGATGGAGTATTGTATAATGTTAATACTGGCATAATTTACATAGACAATGAGAATGATTATCAGATTGAATTGATTGAAGACGGGTTAAAACAAATCATAATAAATGATGCCAATTATTTTCCATCATGGATTGAACAATCTGCATTTGCGTACATGTTTTCAAAATTAAAAACGTACATCGCATTGGATGGTAATAAATACAAATTTCCATATTTTCAACACTTCAATGTCAATGAAGTTGAAGCACTTCATTTTGTAAGTTATCCTCCATGTAGAATATTATGGAAACAGTATGTTAATTTAGTGAATCTTAACAATGTCAATATCACAAAACAGTTAATTGACACCATCAATGCAAACGTGATAATAACATCAACTACAAATCTGCCTCATAGCGATAGTGGGGTTTTGATAGAACGAAATGTTCCAGTTTTGCTTGAAATTTATGTATTTGACACTGATATAAATTATATCAGAATTGATTTCAAATGGAATTTACCATCAAATAAACAATTAAGTCATATATTTAAAGTAAATGAGGTTGAATACAATTTCGGGTCGGAGCATGAAGGTTCATTTTTTGTTGAAAAAATAAAACCCGAATTATCAATTTATCACACATACGAGTGGTATGGTGTCACAAACTGGGAATTGATCAAAACATTAAAATTGCGCAACCACAACGATATAAATACATAATGTGTGCATTAATGCATCCAAAATATAATCATTATATTATAAACATGTCTGTAAATAAAGTACAACCAAATTTTGCTTTTTGCACAATGGTTTATGGTCAAAAATACATAACACTAGTTAAGACATTAATTAACCAAATAATCGGGTTAGGACAAACAATGTACGTTTTAACAAATGATCCAGATGCTTTAATAACTCACGAAAACATAATAAAAATAAATTACAGTAAAGGATATTTTTCTTTCCATGATAAATTAGTAATTGTCAGAGAATGTTTAAAAACATTTGATACAGCAATATTTTTAGACGCAGATGTTGTATTGGTTGACATAAATGATTTGTCATTTTTTAATGATATTCCACCAGGGTTACACATTTTTTCAAATTTTGGAAACATCGGTTCTACTTTCTTTTCAGATGACATTACACCTGCTCGGTGTGATATGGATAGAAATACAAAATATGGGAAACAAGGAACCACTTTTGTGGAACAATTGGGTTATAAATATAAAAAACGGTTTCACAAAGAAGTGGATACTGAAGACTACTTGGAACATTTTTTAGAAGGAAGATGGATCTTAAAAAAGGAAAACGGAAAGGAACATATTTTTTTAAAATATGGGATAGTTTAGTAAAATTTTGTGAAGATTTTGACAAAACATTAGGATATACAAAATCAATTGGTGCAGGAGAGGGCGCGGCAATGTCAATTGCCGCACACAATAGTGGAATCACCATCAACAATCCAAGTGTATTAACATATACAATACATCAACATTTCATTTCAAATTACCAAGAGAAAATGGATGGAACAAAACCTTGGAATATTGCTGGATGAAATTGGATGGAATGGCTATGTAACGACATGACCCGTAATATCAAGACGAGCCGTCTTGCCGTCCTTGAAGTAATACAGCCCGTATTCGCCCCTCCTTAAAGCCGCAAAATACCGCAGTCGTTGGTTCCGAATTTCATTCCGCACCGCCGACGAATACGAATACTCAGAGCGCGCGTCGTGCAGCCCCATGACCGCGTCCAAATTTGACAAGCATTCATATATGACTGCCAAATAATTGGTCTCCAGCGAATCCAGCCGCATAATCGTGCGCTGCGCCGTTTTCATGAGCACGCGAAACAGCACAATGGCGTGTTCCAGCGCATCCAACCCCGGCCTGCTCTTACTTTGGGTCGTTGTCGTCGTCCTTATTCTTGTCTCTAATTTCAACATTTGATGCACGCTTTGGCTCTGCCAGTTCAGCTCAAACACGTTGTCCAGCGGGGTGGACTCCGACTGCAGCATGTCGTCGGCCCGCTCCCGCATGATCGCCATGGCGCGTTTCAGCGCCTTCATGCGCGGCACCGACACTTGCGCCAGCACGCTAACCGCTTCACCCAGTTCAAACCGCGGTTCCAGTTCGTCGCGGTTTAACGCGGCGTACAGCTGCGAGCTCATCAGCTGCACGCGCGACCGGTGCACTTGAGCGCGATTGTACGCCCGAATCAAGAAAATGGACGCTTGGCGGTAAGCCACCGGATTCTGCAGCCACTTCTGGTAGTAGTGCTCCAAGTTGGGCAGCACGGGTTTGTTCTCAAACGCCGCCCGGTAGTCGTGCGCGAACCCGATCACGTCCCCAATGCACGCCACGTTGCGCACCGCTTCTCGTTCGTTGATGGTAGCCGTGTTGGTTGCGGCGTTGTACTCGTACGGCACAAACTCGCCGTAGTGTTTCAAATAAAAGAACGCCACGTCCGACCGCAAGTGCGACGCCGACAGCGCCGAAAACAGCGTGTTATAGGCCTGGAATTTCACGACAGTGGTTTCGTACGCGTAAAATCGGGCCGCAGCGGTGCGACCCAGCCCCGCTTTTTGTCGCAAACTCTGCGACACGTAGCTCCAGTTGGCGGTCGGGTACACGCCGGGCAAGTACGTTGCCCGCTTCCCTGTGCCCGAGTCCACGATCAGCCCGCGCGTTTTATTGCTGAATGCGCTGCAGTTGACCGCGTCAATCTCGCCCAACGGCTGGTTCATGAAACTGATTTCAATGACGGCCGACGCGTCTTGGTCCACGTCCGTCTCAAAATGCAGCCGCCGGTCGTCGTTGAACCGCACATCGCGCGCCAGCTGCTGCACCTTGGCAACCAGCTCCTCCGGTGTCATGGATTGATAATTGGGGGTCCAGTGCCCGAGGCAGCCGTGGATCTGCGTCGCTTCCAAGTCATCCGCATTGAACACGTTTTCATGGCGGCGCAGGGTGACAAACACGCCAAACCGGGACTTGGACGACACCGCAAGCTTGTGTTGCGCGGCGCGTTCCAAATTCGCGTGATTCATGGTGCGTATGCCGAACATCGCGTACACCGACAGCAGCTTCAATTCTTCGTGTGAGGTCATCCACAGTATGCGCCCGATCACAACACAAAAAAACAATACAAACAACCAGCGAACTGACTTTATTACATTTACCGTATATAATAAAGTCAATACAGGCGAAAGTCTGATGCATCTATGAATCTATAACAAGGCCGCAATGGCATCATAATCGGGCACCTCATTTGCGTGCATGGCGTACAGCCGGTCTAAAATATCCGACCATCCTGCCGCATGTCGCGTGCACAGTTCCGCACACAGTTCGGCCGGCGTCGTGTTTTCCTTTATATACTGTATCTCTCCCTCCGAGTAATTCTGCCAGGGCAATGCGCCGCCGTTGGTCACGTACATCAGCGAATACATCATGGAAATGAGGTCGTCTCTGCGCCCCAGCGCTTCCCCCCGGTGCGCGGCCAGGCTGGCGTACCGCGCACTTCCAATTAACGATGACACATGCTGCGATTGTTGCCCTTGTTGCCCTTGTTGCCCTTGTCCCTCCTTGCGGTCAGCAATCCGCTTGGCCATTCCGAAATCAATGAGATACAGCAGCGGCACACAGGAATCCTGTTTTGAATTGGCGCGTCTGGACAAATCCAGCACGGGGGTGCGCGCAAACATGAAGTTGTCGGGTTTGACGTCCCGATGCAACATGCCGCGGCAGTGGATTGATTTAAGACGTTGCAGCATCTGGCGCCCAATGCCCGAAATGAAGTCGGCGTGATGCGGGAGAGGGTTGCGTATCATCTGCGAACGCATGTCCAACCTCTGCGACGTCGCCAACGTTTCCAGCGACGGTCCCAACAACTCGGTCACCATGAAAATGCCGTCCATGTCGTCCTTGCGACCGAAATACCGAAGACTGGGAATTCCAGGAATCCCTTGCAATGCTTGCATCACCCGGGACTCGTATTGCAGAGTGGGCACAGGGTTGCCCCGTATGCGCTCCATTTTAACGGCCACAGGTTCGCCCGTGCTGGCGCTGTCCGCGCTCCACACTTCACCGAACGCGCCGGACCCAATGCACTCGCGCAGCACATACTTGTCCAAAATACGGGTTCCTGATTCATACATCCGAGTGAATTTGTGGATTATTATTATACGGTCATAACAGTGCGTTTAATATTTTTATATATACATATATACATATAAACGTGCAATATTCATGGACCCCCCACTACCCCCCAGATGGCAAACATTTAGCAACAATGGACAAGTCATTTATGCAAACATGTTAACTGATCGGTTTCAAGACACCCCTCCAGTGGCGGCAGCAGCCGCATCCGCCCTTCCCCCCGGTTGGACACAGATGACAAATGATAGCGGAAGAACCATATACATAAATCAATCACTCAACCTAATGCAATCTGATTTTCCGCAGGCAGAGCAGGCACAGGCCCCTTCTGCACCTCCCGTTGACCCAAGAACGGAAGAAGTAAAGACCCAATATTATCCACACGTTTATCCATTTTCAAGAATGACACCCGCAGAAATTATAAAAATGTTGTATCATCCATCCCCGCCTCCAAATTTAACACCCGATGACATAGATCTCATAATAAATAATTATGTAGGAACTGCCATCAATGGTCGCACAGATATTTGCGGCAAGGATGTGGACATCCTTTCATGTGCAAAAAAATTGTTTTCAAACCATGCATCCACCGCGCAGCGTAAATATTCCTTTAAAATTCCAGTTAAGAGTGAATATTATGTGTGCGACGTTCCATTAGGGTTTAGATGGAACCCAGACAATGGATCCAAACAACCCCCTACGGCATTCCTATCCAGCAGATTGTTTCCACTGAATGACAACACCGTGCGATGGCTGTGCTCCACTCACGAAAATCAAATCCCAACCATGAGAGAAGCGATTGAAAACAGATTTATGTTGGATTATTTTGATGCAGAAACATTCCTGTCATCTGGCAAAACGGCCATTCAGTCGGCAATCGAAACCCGGAATTACATGTCAACGCCTCAGTTCAGACAGCAACAAGATATAAATGCAGCACAAGAAAGAAGACGCGCCGAAGAGGAAAGAATAAGTGGTGTACAACAAAGCATTTTGAACTGGGAGCGAAAAAGAGAACAAGACAAAAAAGATGAAGAGACGAGAAAAGACAACTTTGAAAAAATAAGTAGACAAAGAGGCGGACTTAAAGGCAGACGCAGGCAGCAAAGCAAAGCAAACGCAAGCAAAGCAAACGCAAGCAAAGCAAACGCAAGCAAACGCAAGCAAAGCAAACGCAAGCAAAGCAAACGCAAGCAAAGCAAACGCAAGCAAAGCAAACGCAGATCATAAAAATCATGAACCAATTGTATCAAAAATCATTGCCATTGCAAATATGATTTCATGAATCATCATATTTACACTAATTCACTGCCGTTCTTGGCCAAATGCACTTCCTTGAGAAAGGCCTTGATGATTTTCTTGTTCGCGCGCTCGTCGTTCTCAATCTTTTTGTACAGCTCCTTGCAAATGTTGTGGTATTCGGTGTGCATGCGCTCCTTGGTTTCCCACCCCGGGTGCGCGTTCATCCAGTCCTGGATGACCCGCGTCTGGTAGCACGACGTCAAGTAAATGAACTTGTTGATGTGCTCGTGCATGTCGTCCTTGACCCACTCGTTGTTCTTCACGTACATGGTTTCGCGCTTCAAGTCCGTGCAGTGAATGGGCCGCTTGTGCACGTCCATGCCCTTCAAATTATTCACAATGATGGAGCTCACGCCCTCCACGATGCCGTTCGTTTTGGTGAATTCCAAGTCCTGCAGCGTGATTTTCAGGGTTTTCACGAAATCGCTCAAGTTGATGGCGTCCTTGCAGTCCGTGTTCAAAAACACCTGCAGGTTGAACTGCGTGTTGTTCGTGATGTTGTTCGTGTTGTTTGTGATGCGATTACCGCCGGTTCCCGCCATGGTCAGCGCCAGCGTGCTGTCATTCGCCATCTTCGTCTGAATCGCGTCCACCAGGATCTTGTTTTGGTTGATCATGTCCTTGTTTTGGGATACCACCTCCTTGTTGTGCGCCATCAAATCCTTCACCACTTCAATCAAATCCGAAAATTGTTTGTCTTGAGGGTGGGGTTGTGGTTGCGTCTGTGGTTGTGTATGTGGTTGCATTTGTGGTTGTGTCTGTGTTTGCGCGTGTGTCTTCTTGTGAATGCTCAGCCCCGAACGGAACTTGTACGTTTTACCACAGATGTCACACCCATGCACTATGTTATTTGTAACAATTGATCCTTGGCCAATGATTTTGATTTTGTTTTTATGCTTAGTGGTGTTGAGGTGTCTGTCGTAATCACATTTATGAGCACATGCAACGTCACAAATTGCACAATGATACTCCATTGAAAGTATGAAACATATACAATGCTACATATATTATTATTTAAATGAAAATCAACTAAATACATTCGTCGGCGAAAATGTTATCATTGTTATCATCTAGCTACATTTCATTACGCTTGACACAAACACACAAACGCATACATCGTGTTAAACACCTCGTGTGAAAAATTGGATTACAAAATTCGCCGAATGTGTTATCGTAATGTTATCATTGGGTTATCATTTAAGACAGTCCCTTTTTGAGGCATTCGTGTTTTCGGAAAAAAGCTTTTGCCGTTTTCAGGGGGTGCAACCGGCGCCCGGATCGGGCGCAGCATGTCCCTTTTTGAGGCATTCGTGTTTTCGGAAAAAAGCTTTTGCCAAAATTGGGACATAGAATGGCCCAAAATGGCCCAAAATGGCCCAAAATGGTCCAAAACTGCATAATTATTTATGCGCATGTCCCTTTTTGGGTCATTCTTATTTTGAATTTAAATGTTTTACAGTTTTGAGGACATGCAATATTATGTGCATTTTCATACATGCATGCATGCATAAATATATGACACGTAATATGCTCACAAAAAATGAAAAAAATGTTGTCGCCGAATTTGGCAAAATGTTATCATTTTGTTATCATTTTGTTATCATCTAGAGGATGGGTTCGCGGGGGGCTCATCGGTATGACACCATTTATCATGCGCCAAATACAGGTCACGAATATCTCTTGTTGAAATTTGGCAAATGTTATCATTGTGTTATCATTGTTATTGATAACATTTTACAAGAGATTTGCACTTTGGGGGTCCGTTTCAAGGATTTTTTTTGGCGCCAAAAAATGACTTTTTGCGTCAAACAAAAACATGTGACCATCATGCTCTCCTTTTTTTACAATAATCCTTGAAATAATTTTTGTTATTTTTTCGATTCGATTTGCACAAGAGTCGAAAAAATTTTGAGAAAATGGACAAGAATCGATGTCCAAAAATCGAATCGACGAAACACTTTTGGGAAAATTCGACGCGCACTAGGTAATTTGCGGAACTTTTTTAGAACGCGGGTCACGTGACCATATATGCTGTCGTCGGATACTTTTTAGTGAAACATCTTTTTTTCATCTAGCGGAAAATTGTAACATTTTGGGGGCAAAATACGCGTTTGTGGGATTTTTTCGCATGTCCCAAAATCGGGGTTTTTTATTTCCAGAAAACTACTACCCCCGGTTTGGGGACATGGATATTCGCGGCCGATTCAATACAAAAATAAAAAAATTGAATGCTTTTGGAAGTGTGATCAAACGTATGCAGTGATCCTGATTACAAGGCAACGACGAATATACGACGACTATGACTACAACGACCACGACGACTACAACCTACAAACGGTTCAATATCACGACTGACGACGCCACCAACGGGTTGGCTCGTTTAATGAAGACGGTGGACGATTATGAGACGGAATGCAATTCAGGCCAGGGGGTCACGCAGGTGGATGGCGCAAGGATTGCGCTGGCGCACAGGGGTGCGTGCCGCATGCTGAGGCCCATGACGGGAGACCAGCGCGACTGGTTGAAGCGCGTGACGCGTGGTTTAAACGTTGGGCCGGTGGTGTCTGCCGTCATGCCGAATCGCATTGAGGTCCGGCACTTCACGCGGAGCAGTCGGGTTCGGAACCTGGTGCATTGCGGAATTACAGGGTTGCTGGCTGCGCGCTTCATGCATGACCCCAGTCAAGTGGAGAGAACCTCGCGCATGTACAACTCGGCGTGCATCATTCGGCGTGTCAACGGTGAAGCCGGATGCGAGCACGTGAAATGGAGCATTCCCGAATTTCAATGCAGATACAATATTGATGTGAAACTATACAAACGAACCGCAAATCCGTTTGAAGGCTTGATGCATGATGAAGCGCTTTCACAACTCAATCGGCTGGACACCGCTGAAAATCGCCAAGCATTTCTGGATGAATGCAAGGCCGTGGCAAATGCACCGAATCAGTCACGCGTCAAATATGGCGTATGTATCAGAGATGTGGACGGCGGCGACCGGTGGTGTCGCAATGCAACCGTTTTGAGTAACACATGGATTGGCGATTTCATTACCGTATTTTCCAAGGTGTGTGAAATTAAAATGTCAAGAGTGGGGGATTCTTCGCTGAGCAAACTCCGGCGTTCCATGCATTTGATTGACCTCTACCGGTTCATGTCGGCCAGAATTGATTGGGTCCTGACGGTTCCTAGCATACGACACGTGACCAACATGAACCGTTTTTGGGAAAAATACATGGAGAGAATAGCGTACATGGCGACAGAAGGCATTGAGCATGCGGCATACATGCTGGCAAGATACTTTCCAGAAATGATGACGCCTGAGTTGCACGTTAATGTCATTCCCGTGCATGATTTGTATCGCGTGCCTGAAATGCAGATTGCAGAGGATGACGCGTTGTTCGGTCCAATCAAGACCGAATGTGATGCGTTCATGCCTGCTGCAGCTGTCGCTGTTCCGATTTACCGTTATGACGCTTATTCAGACTCTGATGATGATTACTACGATGATGACGATGACGATTACGATGACAACGTGCAAGGTTGAGTTGATAAAAACAAAACACAAAAACAAAATACAAAAAACAAAAACAAAATACAAAAAACAAAACAAACATTTTTTATGAAACAGACATAAAACATAATCAATATGTGTTGTAATAGTTGAATATCTCTCGTTAACAATGTCAAGATTTGATGAAAAGGAAGAAAAGGTACCGGACTGTCAGGATTGGACTACCGTGACATTCAACAAACGGACTCACTCAACCAATGCAATCAACCCAATCAATAAACCATCAACCACGTCTTCACTTGCAAACGTGGGAATTTACAAAGCAGCATCGGATGACGACACAAAAAAGACAAAATACGTGAGCAAAGCAACCTCGGATGCGGTGAAAACAGCCCGATGCGAAAAAAAACTCACCCAAAAAGAGCTGGCGCAAAGGTGCAACATGGATGCTGCGATCATATCCGAAGTTGAACGGGGTGGTGGTGTGTACAACGCGGCACACATCAACAAACTCCAGACTGTATTAGGGGTCAAAATCCCGCGATGATCATACGATCTTATTTATGTTAAATTATTTCACGGCTAACTTGGTTAAATCTATGCGTCATTGTGTTATGGATGGCACATTTATTTCGGACGGCGAGTATGCGCCGTGTGTCACTGTGGTAACCGTTATCAACAACCGATCCTTAATAATGGCATGAATTACGCCGGTTACCTTACGAGTGGTTGAAATCGCGACCGCTACAGTGGTTCCAACGGCGTATTGCGATGGATTGGATACAACAATTGAAAGCGTGTTGCCGGCCTCCAGCTCGGCGACAATAATGGGCGCAAGTTGCAAATTAGTCGGAGTCACATTAAAAACTTCATCCGCAATCGCACTGTTGGTTATGTCTACTTTGATGACTGTCAACAACAGCCTGTTTTGAATCATTGCATGAAGCGTACCCGTAACGCAGTGAAAAAACAAATACACTTCCAGCGTGTCTCCAATTTGCATACTAGGCAACACAATGTCTGTAATAATGAACATCACCGTGTCCCCCGGTTCAACATACGGAAGGTAACAGCTTTCACATCCGCATACATCTGTCCACGGGATTCCGCAGTCGTTGGTGGGGGGAATCAATTCCGATGGCGGATCGGTTGTTAAAATGTCATCCGATGAAGATTGCACTGACGCAATGCGTGAAATCATTGTGTTGTTCATCTTTGGAACGCCCAGCCCGCTTGGAATGTCGTGTCCGACCTCCGCGACAAAGGTTAACCCGGTGTTAATATGGTAATAGGTACTGTCCGCATTCACTGGAATGCTCACCGACCCGTCGGTGACGTCATAAAACAGCGCGCTACTCCCCCTCTCCCCGTATAAAATGGTTTGCAGGTGGACCGACGTGCCGTTATTCATAATAGTCGTGAGTGCCGTCTTGTCGTCATTTATTCGCATTTGAACCGAATGCGAAAACAATCCACACAGAATGGGGGATGCAAGCGAGGTTCCAGCAAGTTGTTTTGTTCTTATTTTAGCATCGGCAGCCGATGGGTTTCCATCTGTAATAAAAATTAGAACGCCGGTCGCAGGATCCGCAAGGGAGGAAACATCGGGCACGCACCGCTTGTTATACGCAACGGTGTTGTAGGGCGCACTGGCAAACACGGGCAAATTGTTTTGGTAACTGGGTTTGGCATAGGTTCTTGCAAATCCAGTGCCGCTCGCGGAGGGGGGAGTGTTCCAAACCGAGTTGTACACGCCCTTTGCTGCTTCATAATACATGGAGGTTCCGCCCACCGCCAACACGTCCGGCGAAGTTGCAGGGTAAGTTGGAAAACTGTAATCGCCGGTTGATGCAAAGTAACATATATTTTTGTTGATAAAGGGCGACGTTGGCAGATTCTTCTCATAGATGGCATTCCCACCCCAGGACATAGTTACTAGATTTGTAGCCCCGTACGGACTGTCTATAAAATTTGAATCGGTGGACGCGTACATTACCGCGGTTAGCATGATGTTCACGATGGAATTTGTCGCGCCAATGATGCGAATATTGGCGTTTGGATTCATGGCAAATGCCCATAAATCCAACAACAATTCCTCCATCCAATTCAGCTGGGATTTTGCAAGAGAGTAGGCCGATGATGATGTAATTGGTAATGTTGTTATAGGTATTAAAGTTGGTAAAATTTCTGCAATTTTTTTCAACGCATCAACCTTATTGAAATAAGTAATTTCGGTGACGGGCGTTGCGGTGGTGGATGAATTGTCGCTGCCGACATATGTTTTAACTGCCGAAATCATGGCATTTACTTTTATTAGCGCACTAGCCTCATCGCTGCTTTTTATGTATTTGTTACCTAAAACGTTGAGATTTATTACCTCCAACTGCCTTGAAACAAGGCCGTACGCACGACACATGGCATCAAAGCACGATTGTATGTAATCTGCCGGCCAGTTGTATGCAATTACGATTGCAATTGTCACTCGTTTTTTGTTCAACGCGGGTGCAATGTTGGTGGCGGTTGCGTCATGCGCTGCCTTAATATCGGCTGGACTGTACGGCGCCCGATTTAAAATGTTGTTTGTGTTTGCCCGGTCTTGGTACCTTGCCGCGTATTCGCGGGGATCAAACTCATGGTGCGGTGGATGCGCATGTTTATCTGGCATAATATAGAATATAATTAATATAATGCAACGGATGCAACGATATATGAATTATATTATGGATATGTTTTTTTTTTGAACAGCTTTATTGACGCAAACGGGGATTGATACAAATCGCGTGCGTCGGGAAAATGTCACCCGACATGCAAGTGTCTTGTTCGCCCACCTTGATGCAGCTCCTAAACCCTCGGTCTTCCCCGATGTAACAATACCCCGATTTCCCGGTGCGCTGAATGCGGCTGGTTGCGTCATCCGGTTGAGGCGACTTCTTTTTGGCGTGCGAAAGCGCCGTTTCTAATGCCTCGCTGTTTTCGGTTCGGGCCACTCCTCCGTTTTGAGCCACTCCTCCGGTTTGGGCCACTCCTCCGGTTTGAGCCACTCCTCCGGTTTGAGCCACTCCTCCGTTTTGAGCCACTCCCTCACCTGTGTTGGAGGCGCCCATATCGCCATGGCCGATTGTTTTCTGCAGTACATCAATACTGCTGGTTGCGGCACCGGCTGCAATATCCACTGCCGATTTTGCGCCCTGAGCGGTAACATCCACCGTGGTTTTAACGGTGTCTGCGGCAGCATATCCCAACCATCGGGCCACGGCGCGGAACGGCGCGCCAAACGTGTCGCTGAACCACGCGGTTATGTCATCCAAATAAGTGAACACGTTGAATCCCACCAGGGCCAATAGCATAATAATGAGAAATGCTCGTGTTAGGAAGGACGCAGTTGATGTTGATGTGGATGATGTTGTTGTAGATGAGTCGTCCGTGGGAAAAAAGGACGCTGGTCCAGACCCATAATCATACTCATAGTCCGACGACAAAGCAACTGGTCTCGGGTTCATAGATACGTTCATGGATTTTGGATTTGATGATTTGATAATTTGATAAAGTGCAATGGATTGAAACGAAACGAAACCTAAATATATTTACAGCAGATAAAATAAATAAGCCCCCAAAACCGATTACATCACGGTTGTTCGCACAATGGTGTTCATAGAGTTCAGCTTGTCCATTTTTTCAATGGTTTTGTCCAAATCCGATTTTGCGCCAGCAGCCCCCGTCAAGTAGTCGGTCTTGGGCGCAATCTCGTTTTTCTTCACTTGTTTGTAGACCGTGTCTATTTTCTTCACCACGTTCTCCACCAGGTCCTTGTTTGACACCATTTCTTGCGACAGCACAAACGGCTCCGTGAGCAAGCAAATTGCGCAGTAAATCAAATACCGCCGCTTCTTTTTAACGCCGTCGGTGTATCGCAGACAGTACAGTTTAAGCAGGCTTTGCACGAGTTTGGGCATAAGAGGCGACGCCGACGCCGATTCGCGCGCCTGGCCCGCTAAGAGTTCCCAGACGATCCAAATCGGGTCCATTTGGAATTTGGGATCCACCGGCATGGCGCTGCGGCGTTCGCACACGCACCGCTGCTTTTTCATGCGGCATATGTGCTCAAACTCCATGATCCATTCCAGCCAGTACGACGCCTGCAAGCTGTTTTTGGAGTCTTTAGAAATGTGGAATGCGAATTCGTTGATGGCAATGTAGAGCTCTTTGGGGTCGCCGGGGAGGAACACGGGCGCCACGTACGTGACGTTGGGCGCCTTCAGCTTGTCGGTTATGGCGGTGCTGTCAAAATCGGCCTTCTTAACCTGGATGCCCTCCAAGCTGTATTTTTTTTTGGAGTTGCAGAGCACGCAAGCAATCTCGGCGAAGAGGGAGCGAATGCGCGGGTTGTTGCGCATGCGCAGCTCATTCCCGATGTAGCCGTTGGCGACGATTTCCTTAAAGGCGTCGTACCGCAGCTCCAGGTACATGCAGAGCTTGGGGTTGGCCAAGTGGACGTGCTTGCCAAAACACGTGAGGACGATGTCCCACAGCTCTTGGTAGTGTCCGGCGCAGACGAATTCGGCGGTCCAGTAGCAGGCTTCCTCTATTTTCCCATTTTTTAGGCAGGCCAGCAGCTCTTTGCGCGCGTCGGGCTTCTTGTATTTTGAAAACGTGATGCCCTTGAAATTCCCTTCCGTGCGAATGTCGTTTATCTCGTTGTCGTTCATTTTGAGAGGAGAAGGAGAAGGAGGAGGACGGAGGGGAGCGCCGCGCGCAATTCCAATTATTTTTATTATGTACATATGTAAAAAAAATAACATTATAACATATAGGGTTAACGTTTAACATGAATAATGCAATCATGAATCCACTGTTGAATGCATACCGCACGTTTTGCACATCCATTGAAACAAATGCGTGGTTTGGCGTGTTGATGTTTGTTATCACGATCCTGGTGCTGGTGTCCGCCTACAATAAATTACAGCTGCTGAATACGGAGGCGGTGCGCCCTTATTCTGCCGGTTCGTTCATGGAATCGTTTGTTCAGGGCCGCGAAAGCAGCCGCGGCGCCGGGCTCGTTGTAAAGAATGATGCCGACGTAAAAGACGCCTTTTATGCGGCCGTGTACGACGACATATTTTCCCAAAAGGTGACCAACGCGCACGAAGTGGGCGCCATCATCAACAATTACCCCGAAATATCCAACCAAGCGGTTGCGTTGGACATCGGCGCAGGAACGGGCGCCTACATGCGTGCATTTATCAAACACGGCATAACCGACATCACCGGCATTGAGCGGTCGGGCGCCATGGTTGCGCAAGCCAAAAAAGCGCACCCCCGGCTGAACTTGAACATTGTGAAGGGCGACCCCACGGAGGCGGCGTCATTCAAGCCGGAGAGCTTCACGCTGGTGTCCCTGCTGAACTTTGAGGTGTACCACATCCCCAACACGCAGCAGCTCTTTGCCAACGTGTACGAGTGGCTCAAACCGGGGGGCTACTTCGTGCTGCACTTGGTGGACCCGCGCCGGTTCAACGCCGCCAGCCTGCTGGGATTGTCGCAACCGTCATCCGGAAACAGGAGCCGGGCGCAAAACGCCATCAAATTCAGCGACTTTGAGTACACGGCGGACGTGCAAGTGTTCCCGAATGACATGGTGCAGTACATGGAAGTGTTCACCGACGACAAAACGGGGCAGACGCGCAAAAACGTGCGCAACTTCCGAATGCCGTCGCCGCAAACGTTCATTGAAACCGCCAGCGAGGCGGGGTTCAACATGCTTGGACAAATTGACCTTGTCAAAGCACACAAAGCGTACCAGTACTTCTACCTGTTCTACAAACCGGCGAACTGATTATGAACACGAAACCTGATTTGGGGTTTTTTTTTTTGTTTTATCCACTACTAAATGCAGTGCATGGAATTTTATTGTTGCCGGCCAAACACACCACGGGGTATGCATGGGGCGACGCGTCCTTATTGGCCGTGTTGGCCTTATTGCCCTTGAATGATTCCATCATGCGAGGACCTTGGACATACACCACGTATCCAATAAGTGCCGCCACAATGATCCCGAATGCCATCATTGTTTCCCTAGATACAAGGCCAATGTCCCGTTGTTTCATTTAATTTTAATTATTAATACATTAACTCAATATATTAATAATGAGGGCCAGGGTTTTAGGGACGGCACGTCCCTAAGGCACGTCCCTAAGGCACGTCACGTTCCTTACATGGTTTTAAGCCAGGGTTTTAGGGACGGCACGTCCCTAAGGCACGTCCCTAAGGCACGTCACGTTCCTTACATGGTTTTAAGCCAGGGTTTTAGGGACGGCACGTCCCTAACGCACGTATTTCCCCGCGCGGGCAAACGAGTCCACGATGAAGATGATGAATACGCCCAAAAAGCAGTACAGGATCAGTTCTTCGGTCACGTGATCCGTTTTTTCGTCGTGCTGTTCTTCCAGCAGAGAGATGATGTGGTCCAGCTTTTGCAACATGAGGCCCTTGGAGTCGTCGTGGCTGTCGCTGGATGACCCCTGGAACACGGACGGCATGTATTGGGGGTACTGTTTCGGGACCGCGTTGGCTAAAGTATTTGAAGCAAAGCCTTCCTTTGCGGGAGCCGGGTTCATTCTGGCGCTCAAATCGGCGCTGTTGGCCGCCGCATACATGTTGTGATTGAACACGGGCTCGGTCTGAAACTGTTTTTGCATCATGGGCGCAACCTCCGTGTCAGAGTCACTCTCGCTGTCACTGCCGCTGCCGCTGTTGTGCAAATTTTTAATGATGTCTTGCACATGGCTCACCATTTTATTGGGGTTCTGGTTCGGGTTCTGGTTCTGGTTCTGGTTCTGTTTTGGGGGTTGTATCGTCGGCCTTGCTCGCAACGTTCTTTGATTTGCCCTTAATGTTCGTTTATGTTGTTGCTGTTGTTGCTGTTTTAATGTTGTTTGCATTGATGTTTCATCTTCCCCATAATTTGAATATTGCAAATATCCAGACATCTCTCCTAATAAAATGAGTAGATAATATTTTGTTTTTGTTTATCTTATTGTTTTGATTGCCTTGTTTGGTTAGAAAAAATGTCATTATACTATAAACAATACGTGATTTGGATGATGAATTTAAGCGATATTGTAGCGGTGGCAATCATTGTTGCATTCTCCATGCATCATCGCATTTCGGGCATACTGGCGCTGCTGGTGGTGATCGCATGCATGCAACACATGCACATGCAATACAATAATAACTCAGTGGTTGAAGGCATTGATAACTCCATGCAAACCCCTGATTCGGAATCACCCAAACGTAGTAAGAACATGGGTTGGGAGACCGGAGTGAATGCATACGAGTACATGCTTAGCCCTGCGCTATGCCACCCATCATGTAAGTGGGCCGAAGCAACCAAGGCAACCAAGGAAGGGTTCACCCCCACCGTTGAAGTCTCACCCATTCAGAACATGAAAAACGTGGTCAAGGACAACGTGCGAAAGGCGAAAACAATGACAGAATCTTTTTTTTCACGGTAAACCCTCAATGTTCCATTTTTTCAAATTTTTATCGGTGCGCATTATTTTATCCGGTTATAGTAATAGTATTCTAATTTCTAATAATTTCACATGAATCCGGTTGAATACATTGTCGGATGGTTCAAGTATGCGATATACCGCCTGAACAACAGCCTGTTTTTTGCGGGCGTGGTCATGATCATGCTCAACATCGGGTCCCGGTACATTGAGCTCAAGCTGGACCCCTCCACCGAGAACTTTTTGAAGACCGCATTGAGCAAGGAGTTGCTGGTGTTTTCGGTGTGCTGGATGGGCACGCGGGATTTGATAATTGCGCTCGTGTTAACGGCCGTGTTTGTGGTGCTGGCGGACTACGGGCTGAATGCCAACAGCAAATGCTGCATCATGCCCGAAAAATACCGCGTTATGGCCCAATCGGCGACGATGGGGTGGGGGATTAGTGGCAACAGCGGCAATAGCAGCGGCGGCAATAGCAGCGGCAGCGGAGGTGCTGCCATCGGCGGCTTGTCCAAGGCTGGACACGGCCCTGCCAACATTGTGACCGACAAGGAGATCAGCGACGCCATGGACGTGCTGGAACGGGCCAAAAAACAGCGCGAAAACATGAAGCACAACGACTACTTGACTGCATTCCGATCCGCCAAATTTTAGATAGATATATTGAAACAAAAACAAATATTAAAATATAAACATAGTTTAATATTTATTGCAAGTGGCAACACAATTGTGGCATGGATTTGAATTTATTTAACGCAGAAGATGAATCGCAGTCTTCTGCGTTTGCATCAAATCTGAAACAAGCAACATACAACCCACTGATCATTACGTTCAACTCCGTCGTGACTGGTTCTGCTGAGGGCAACCAAAAAAGGACCGACGGATATAGAGACAACCGAGACAACCGAGACAACCGAGACAATAGATACAATAGATACAATAGAGGCAATACGGACGATGATTATAGATACAATACAGGCAATAGAGACAATACACGGAATAATCCGCAAAAAATCAACATTTTGACTACCAAAATGATTGTGACGAATTCGGTTGAATATGGCGGCGACGTTGACTTGGACGCAGAACAGAGAAGGACGCAGCAGAATTCGTGCGATTATATCATATACGTACCAACCTCGGTTGAAATTACTAAGGAAAAGGTGGACGCGTTTTACAAAAACACTCAACAATTAAAAAAAAAGTTTGGAAAGCTGAACATGAATAATGCTGCGGTAAGCGTGTTCATGCAATGGAACATGTTTCAAAAATTTATACGTGAAATGGACAAACCTGCCAGGCAACGCATGATTTCATTCATAAAACAGTCGTTTGATTTGGCGAATTCCAAAAAACAATTGATTCGCGATGAACTGAAGGGGGTGTCCGGTTTACATGATTTGGCTGTTGTATCGAAGGATGTTAATGTTACTGAATCCGAACGGTTTGTGATACTCTACACCACTCCAGTTAGCACCAGAAACCCAATTGCAACTGCAGACTCTCTGCAATATCTGCCACATGCAAACAAATTCAATCCTGCTGGTGGTTTAAACGTAATAGTGTCTCAGAAGGCATTAACATATTATTACAATTACTTTCAGTGGGTGTATATGAAAAGTGACATTGATTCCAATCAGATTACTATTCCTAGTCCTGGTAGTAATCCATTTGCAGCAGCAGCAGGAGCAGGAGCAGCACCAGCACCAGCACCAGCACCAGCACCAGTACTAATATTATCAGCATCAGTAACTAAATCGTTTGGGCGTATTTTAAGTTATTTACCGCCAATGAATTCAAAAATGTCTAGCAATGCATGTACACCAGTTGATCTTGATTATCCTTCATACAATGTGGAAATTATGCATTTTTTTCTGGAAGGAATCATAACTGGTACTAATTTGCCCAATCGGGATGTTTTGCGCAATAGCAACAAGTTGAAACCGATTCAAGATAAAACCCGGTTGTACACGTTCAAATCCACGCCCGATTATAACCTGAATTATGACAAATTGCTGGAACGACTGTATTACAAGTACCCGTGCCATTTGACGCCCAATGCGAAGATGCCCGAAGATGCGAAGAAGGCGATCATAGATGCGATTGAAAAGGTAGCAGAAGCCCAAATACAACATCATACGACAGTAGATTCATCTGCATTTTTTAATGCATGCCTTGAGGCTGCAATTAACGCATCTGATACAACCAAATCGCATTACATCATTTGCGCAGTAGCAATTGCCATAAGATATATCATTTATGCAAATGTAAATGATCAGGTTCCTATAACCATGGTAACCCGTGTCATAAATATTCATAATAATCTAATAACAATTGGACGTCATATAAGCGGATACACTAATCCTTCAATAAATATAATGCAAATGCAACTAAATCCGTTGATCGGCGCCGCATGTGCTGCAGGAGATGCCGTGTATGCCGCGGCGAAGCTTGCGATTACAAAATATGTAAAAGATAACCCCAATGCACAAAAGGATCCAGCATTGGCTGCAATTAAAAAAGCAATGGATTCCGTGATAGATAATTTTGACAACTTTGCCGCGTTTGCGTATGACAATGACACGCTGCTTTCATTGTTGAAGTACAGCGACAAGGCACAGGCGGTTGATGCTGCAAGTGCAACTGCTAATCTTATGCAGATTAAGGATGAAAATCTCATGCCCAAAGCCGATTATTTGAAAACATTGTACAAAAAAGGCGCAACAAAAGAAGAAAAGTCTGATAAAGATGAATTTGAAACCGTGCATGACGATGACCTGTACGTCATTTGCGGCCCGGTGTATTTTGATTACACTTGGATATTCAAGCAAAACCCGGAATTGATTAAACACATTTTGGGCGAAATGAGCGAGAAAGATTTGAAAGAGCTGAAAGACGGGTGGACGCCGGTGGAAGATCCGCTCACTGAAAATAAATATCACATCCATCCGAAACCAGACTTGTCTTACCCAAAAATGCGGTTTGATAATCCAACTGAGTTGCCCAAACAATCTAAACCAACTTCTTTTATGAATCAAGACGAAACCAAATGGAAAGAAAAATATGTTAATCCTAAACCAGTAATGCGCAAATCCCAAATTCGTGCAATTATAGAAAAAGACAATACGCCGCAATCCGAATTGTTTAATACTCTTAAAAATAATGCATTAATTGTATTAGGTACTTTGGAACAACCCCAATTGAATGCATTTTATAATTGGGCCACCCCAGGGCATTACCAGTATGAACGCACTAGGATGTCTGGATTGCATGAAATCAAACATGTTCAGTTGATGCGCCCGCCGACCTATGAAAATGGACCACAAGATTACACTGAACCAAATTTGCCAACCGCGTATCCACCGCCACTCATGTCCATTGCCCCTCCATTTCGCGGCCCGGCAAATACGTTCGTCATTCATGCTTGGATTCCGGGCGAAACGTTCATTGCGGAGGATGGCACGTTGAACCAGCGCGGTTGCATGGACCACATGTACAAAATGATGCAACTGATCTTCAAAACCGCTGAAAAAAATGCTGAAACAAATACAAGGGACATTGCATCCAAAAAACGCATTTGCATCAAAATTGCGGCAATTGGTTACGATTTGCAAGACATTAGAAGCCTGAGAAAAATTAACAAACCGGAAGACAGACATTTTATTGGAGATGCATTTTTTTCGGCGGTGAGAGATTACAGCATGTTGTACGAAACCGCAATTCACGTGACGCTGTATTACGACACTCAGAAACAGCAAAACATTAAAATTCGGTATGATGATTACGTTGGCCAGCGTTTGTCGGTTTTGCGAAAATCCAACCCATTGGCGATGGACGCGAGTTTGCATTTGCAACTTGCAGACATGGATGATTTTTTTACGCTGAAATGGTATCCAGCTTCGGATCAATTGAGTAAGAATGATTTGCTGTATTTTGTGGATTACTGCAGCAGCTCTCGCGCATTTATTGGAAACATGGGCGAATGGCCGGAAAACATTGAAGACGTGATGGACGATGCAATTAAAACACACACTGTTCAGCCACTCTTAAAATGTCTTAACAATGCGTTTGTTCAAATACAAAATTTGTATAAGGAACGTGAAATAAAAGAAAAAATGGAAAACGTGGTACGAAATATAATAAGACATTGGAATCCTGCTCCTGCTTCTGCTCCTGCTCCTGCTTCTGCTTCTGCTCCTGCTCCTGCTTCTGCTTCTGCTCCTGCTCCTGCTTCTGCTTCTGCTCCTGCTCCTGCTCCGGTTGATCCAAATCAATTAGTAAATGGAATAATTATTTCATCCGGCTCCGCCTTTAGCGGCACACCGGTTGATGGAGGATTCAATACAATATTAAATGATATATATAAAGGAATTCTTAATGCGAACAAGAATGTATTAACCATGGTAAGTTGGTGGAGATTGACTGGTGCAAATATGTCTACCACACTCCCACTAAATGCATACAGTAGTTCGTTTGACGAGCATGTTATGATTTTGCATAATTTATTGAGCAGTTCCCAAAATGTTAATGATCAGACTGTTAACGCTGGATGGGACAATCATCCAACATTTGACACTCCAGTTAATGATAATTCAGCTGCCAATTTAAACAACACATCGGTGAATTACGGTCCGTATGTTGTCAATTCATTTGCCCAAAATAAAAACGACACATTTGAAAATGCGATATACGCTTACACGCAAGCCAAGAAAATTCTCACGCTGTTGTCCAAAATGAAGTACGACGAAATTCAGATCACAAAGGCCGACCAGGATAAAATTAGGGTTGCGCTTGCGGCGCTCGATGCGTATAATGACGGTAATGCAAAGTTGTCGTGGTCCATGGACGCCAAATTCACGGCGGCGGTGGCCGAGGGCGCGTTCATTCCGAACTCCAGCGCGCTGCACAACCCGTTTATGTGCCCCGCGCTGCTGGATCCCAAGGAATGGCAGTTCGTGGACTTTGAAGACGTGGGGGTGCGGGACATTGGCGGCGCCAAACCCGTGTCTGCGTTGTTAAAGCCGTTTATTGACGCGAAAGTAAAGGCATCCAGCGCTGGATATGGGTACGGGTACGGCGCTGGATATGGATATGGATATGGGTACGGCGCTGCGCCAATAAAATCAACCCAAACCGGGCTCGTCATTTCAAAGCAGCCGAATATGGACGTATTCAAGAAAAACCTGGGCATCATTTTGGAAAACATGTTTCACCGAAATTCGGAAATGCGGCCCGATGGGAAATCCATGGTGTTCAACAATTACGCGTGGAACAATGAGCTGTTTTACAAGAAGCGTAACGACAACGCGGTGTTGCAGCAGCTCACGACCACGAATAGTCGCAACGTAATGGATTTTGCGCGGCTGATGGGCATTCGCGCGTCGTCGGATAAATGCATCAGTTTCCCCCTGTTTGTCATTCAACTCACGATGTATTTGTATGAAGGCAAGCTGGCGGACATGACGGGCAAGGATGTGGCCCGTCTATCGTGCGCGATGGACGGCAACATGTTTAAAAGCAACGCGCAGATCATTTGGGACCAGATGATGCACGGATTGGAAACGCACTCGCAAAATTTCACGGTGGAGCAACTCTTGAAACGGCTGGGTCTCCCGTCAACCAAGGAGACGTATAAATACGTTGCAAAATACGACTCAAGAAACGATTTAATTGATGCAGTTAACCAAACAACAAATCCCACGCTCAACACTACGAATATTGAAACATTGAAAAAAATAAAGGCGCAAATTGGCGCCAATCCATCTGCTGCATTGTATAAAACAACACCAAATGACTTAGATGATTTAATTGCTAAGGCGAACACATACAATGATGCAGAACTTGTTGCCGTACATCATAATAACGCAGCAGCATTGGGCTGGAATGCCGCCAAGCAAACGGAAAGCACCGTGCTCTACATGCATAAAGTTGCTAATGACGAGGATGGAAACAGACAAAACGCTGGCTCAACTATTATGGGATTGAAACCGGGGGATAGAATACTGATTGAGTCAACGACCAATACGCAATTGTGGCTAGTGACCGGCAAACCCAAGCCCCATCCAGATTCCACGTATTCAAATGTCATTGATGTTCCAGTGGAACATGTGACTGTGCCACGCCCGTTAAAAAATGTTGTTGCAACAGTACGAGGTCGCAATGCGTTTACCGATGATGAATCTATTACTGTTACACTGGAACACTTTACCCCACCCGAAGAGGTGTATTCCGGCACGGGAACAAGTGCAACGCCAGCACCAGCACCAGCACCAGACCCAGTGATACAGACGTTTACTATAGGCCCCTCTAATAATGTGACACAAAACGACCCTATTATTTTAAACCAAACGTTTACTGGTGGAACTGGAGTTATTACAAAAGGTTTATCGGAAAACCTGAAGGTAGTCAGTGGAAGACCAGTGCAATGTATTGCAAAATCTAGTGGCACGTTTGAACTTACTGTTACAAATGCGGTTGGTACAAAAGTTAAAAAAGAGACACAATTAACAGTAGCACCATACCCAGAGATACAGTCGTTTTTTATACACCCCTCTAATGTGGAACCAAACAAAAATGTTACTTTATACCAAGAGTTTACTGGTGGAACTGGAGTTATTACACAAAAAGGTTATTCATCGAAAACGAAGGTATTCAGTAAACAACCAGTGGTATTTACTGTACGATCTAGTGGCACGTTTGTACTTACTGTTACAAATGTTGATGGTAAAACAGCTATAGAAGAGAGACAATTAACAGTAACAGCCGCTTCACCAGCAGCAGCACCAGCACCAGCACCGGCCGCTTCGCTTACAGCACCAGTACCACCAGTACTACCACCACCAGTACCACCAGGATTAGGATTAGCCCCAGTACCACCAGGATTAGGATCAAGACCATCAGTACCACCATCAGCAGTTACAATAGTAGCACCAGGACCAGCACTAGCACCAGCAGTACCGCCCACCTTAGTTTCCGATGATACCATTACTGTAGACGAGATATTTACGTTAACCCCTACTTATACTGGCAAAGCCACATTGATGGTTACATACAATGGTAAATCAAAAATGTTGAATTTATATGGCAGCAACAACCCAGTTGAGGTTACATTCCCGCATACCGGGAAGGCTGTATTTACATTGACTGACACTGTTGATACTGAGTGTAAAAAATTTTGTAGAAATAAAACAGCATCACGAACAGTTGATGTTGTTCCAAAACCAGATATACACTCATTTACTATAACCCCTGATAATGTGCAACCAGGCACACAAGTTACATTAACCGCAAATTTTAGTGGTGGAAAAGGATATATTACAAAAGGTTTTCAGAATATTACTCAGGTACAAAATGGAATCCAAGTGCCGTTTGATGCAATGCATAGCGACACGTTTACCCTTGCCGTTATAAATGATGTTGGTAAATTGGTTACAACAGATACAACATTAACTGTACAACCAGTGAACCCCCAAATAACACAATTTAAATCAAACCGCAAACAAATTCTTTCAGGTGAAGAGGTTGAGCTGACTATTCAATACACCGATGGAACTGCCACATTAACGGCCAATCCAGTCAATCCAGTAATGCCAAATTTAACCCCCGGAAAAACTGTAATAACAGAAACCCCAAATGTTACCACAACGTATGATCTTACCGTGGCCAATAGTGTAGGAAAAAATGTTCAACAACAAATTACAGTTGAAGTGTGTAATATGAAGTTTGAATTTCCACCCGAGGTAACACAAATTAGAAATACAAATACGTGGCATGTTTACACAGATAATAACCCATTTAATATCACCGTAAATACCGCATGTAGTGGCACGTTAACAAGTGTCAGTTCTGATCATAATGTTGCGACTGCGACTGCGACTGCGACTAATAATAATGTGGCCGTTACTATTGTTGGCCCCGGTGAAACCAAAATAACTGTGACAAAAGGCGAAATTACAAAAAAATTTACATTAGTAGTAGAACCGCGAATCACTTTTAATAATATCACGCAGACAGTTGATGACAACTTCAAATTGACAGTGTCGGCACCGAATGTTCAATATAGATATATAATTCTCAATAACTCAGACGACCGCGTGGCATCTTATACACAACAATATTTATTCACAGCACATAACCCAGGAATAACCCAAATCACTATTGAAGTGTCCGACCAATATAACAAATTTAAAAAACGATTTATAAATACGATAACTGTTGAACAAAAAAAAACAGTATTAGTAGTAAGAAGCCCAGTGTCAGCACCATCACCTCCGCTTAGACCTCCGCTTAGACCATCATCACTAGCATCATCACTAGCATCATCTTCGCTTATAGCACCGCCATCATCACCGATCGCTTCGCCTAGATCGCCGATTGTAGTAGTAAGACAGTCCGATAATGTATTCACAGGAGGTTGCACCGGACAATTACATCTCAATCCATTCATTCAATCATTTATTCAACGAGGCGGTAGCCGCGACAACATACCGGAGGATTCAACGGACAAATCAAGTATTCAAGTTCAAGTTCCCCCATCACTTGCCCTAATACAAATACCCGACAATAGATGGAGTTTTTTCCAAGCATTGCTTGGAATTACCTACGACCCGATTAATCCCGATATTCTTAAACAAGTTCGTGAACTGGCGAGTGCAATAACATGGTGCGCAGCTACTGATGCTGCTATTGATAAGAATACTAATAATATTGAAATAATTATAAATAAGTCAAGAGAAACCCGAGAAAAGAAAACGATTAATTTGAATGAGTACATAAAACTGATTTCAATTCCAAATGGATTAGAACCATGTGTTTATTTACTTGGGCGGACAACAATTCATGAATTGATTGGAAAATATGCGGCACATATTATGGGGAAACACATAATTGTAGTCACAGGTGATGATGAAAATTACACAGTTGATGAAAATTATGGCGATCCAGCCATGCCTAAAATATATTTGAAGTATACATCTAATACCAATGGGGCACATTATGATGTGCTTGAACCCCCGCAATTCACATGCACACAATCACAGCTACCATCCAATCCGTTCATTGAAGATTTTATTCAACGAGGTGGCAAGGGACCATTCAATGCAAACGTATTAAACACATATCCGCCACCACCCCGAAATGTAAATGTTCCAACAAACTGGAGGTTTTATCAAGATTTGCTTCCCGTTGCAGTACATATCAGACTATGTCGTCAATTGGCGAGTGCAATCACGTGGCGTACATTAAATACAAATGATTATAAGCCCGGCCTGAACAGAAATATAAGCACTACGGTAAATGGAACCCCCATGACCATAACAGGTACACAATTTGTGAAATTGATTTCGGTTGGATTTCCGGAACCATGTGTTCGCATTGATAAAAATACCCTTCCTCTAATTGGACAAGCCGCCGCAGACATTATAGGCAAGAATATACACATGAATGGTACGAACTTACCTTATGGAACTTATCCGGATACATTGGTTTTGGATATATCGGAATCACCATTCGCTTCTACAGCGGATAAAGCGGCAACAAGCGCAGCGGCAACAAGCGTACCACCACCAAGCGTACCACCACCAAGCATACCACCATCAAGCGTATCAAGCACAGCGGCAACAAGTGTACCAACACGCGTACTAAGCGCCAAAGCGGCATCAAGCGCAGCGAAAGCCGAACCGGTAGCCGCTTCGCCATCAACCATCGTTAAAGATAATACAGATAATACAAAGGCAAGAATAATAGATTTTACAAATGCACAAAATGGCATACCCCCATTACAATTGAAGAACATGGATTGTCCTACATATACAACAGCATTGGGTGAAATACAACTAGGCAAAAAATCTGGTCACTGGATATGGTACATTATACCAGCATCCATTGGAGTTTCAGATATTGCAATGTTTTTTAAGTTACCAAATGCAAATGTGACGCTTGAACAATATTTGAATAATGATATATTGGGTCCACGATATGTAGAAATGTTAACGGCAATAGGTATCCAATTGCAAAAGTTTATGAAAGATAAAACCTTAAACGATGATGATGTGCAAACATTTTTGGTTGATTTAATGGGGGGAAGTACATTTGACTATGACAAACTAAATAATTCACTAAGCATGTTTTATAGTTATCTTGTAACCCAAGGCAAATTGAATGACCAAATAAGATTGTTGGCACAGCATTTCAAAATACCACCAAGCCCACCATCAAGCACCAAGGCGTCACCAAGCGTACCAAGCGCAGCGGTAACAAGTGTACTAAGCGCGTTACCAAGTGTACCAAGCGCAGCGGCAACAAGCGTACTAAGCGCAGCACCAAGCGACAAAGCGGCAACAAGCGTTAAAGTGCCACCAAGCGCAGCGCAACCTGTTCATCCGCATCAGCTAATAATTGAAGAGATACAAAAAATGTTGAATAATGATGATATAACTATTCAGCGAAAGGCAGCGTTTGCACTTGAAAAATACAACTATAATTATGCAGAAGCAATTAATGCACTTAAACCACCCAGTCTTACCACGGAACAAGTTCAAGCGGCATATATAAACACACCAGCCAACTTGCAAAATCCAGAGAGATTTGTTGAATCTTATGTACAAGATAAATTAATACCCTTATTACCCAACCCAGTTTATGAGGATGACGAGCATCGTCGTAGTTTGAACGCATTTCCATCAATTTTTCATGTATGGCGTGTAATCAATACTGTGGGAGAGGGCAATTGTTTAACCCATGCATTTTTGCAATGTTTGTCTTCAACCTATGGAAAAATCACAGGTCAAGGATACGCAAATAAAAGTAAGGTTGCTCGAGATTTTCGTTTAACGTTTTCTAGTAAAAGTGATTTGGCACGTGATAAGTTAGAATATGAAATTGGTGACGGAATGGCAGATTTGTCGGACCTACAAATATTGGACTATTCCAGATTATTTAATGTGATAACGGTTGTATTTGAACAGGTTATGGTCAATCCATCAGAACACATGGCGAATCCAATTATTGCGCACAATTTACACAGTGGATCAAACTCCAACGACACAGTGATATTCATTCACGCAGATGGTGGGCATTACTCATCAGTTATGCTGCCAACCAGGAAATTCACAATGACATTGGAGGATGCACAAAAAATTGAAGAGTTACAAGAATCATTGACATAATGTTGTATCTATTCAAACGGCGCCGATTCCAGACGCATGATCTCGCGTTTTTCATCAATCGTCAAATGCCGGACCTGATTCAGCGGGTCGTCCACATTCGGGTCGTAATTCGGGTCGGTCAAGGAGCCCCGGTTCGCAAAGAACACGTCCATGACGGACACCGTTTTGCTCATGGGTTCTGCATTGGGCATGTCGTCATTGATCCATTCTTCCACCACGACGAGGTCTTCTTCGTAGTGATTGTTCGGATTGGTCGGATTCTTCGGATCGGGTTCATGCCGATTCTTGCGAGTGATCCACGACCGCACAAACCACTGCGTGTATCTGAACGGCCGTCCGGAATTCGTGCGATCCGCTTTGCCGAATTCGTCGCGGCGGGTGCGGTGCACCCAAATGGGGCTCCAGCGCGGCTCAGAGCGTTCATATTTCAGGCGGAATCGCCAAATGGGGGCCAGTGTTTTGTAAAGCGCCTGACGAAAATACGGGACGCACGCGGTGCAGAACCGGTACCCACAATTGTAATGTTCGGTGGGTTCGCCGTGAATGTCGTCTGCGGAGGGTTGCATGTCGCCGCACAGGTAGCACTTGCGCCCCATGATGAAGCACATCTGCATCGGCGGGGGTAGAATGCCGGTGCCGTACCAGTCAATTTCGGATTCATCGTACATCCGGGGATCAATGGTGCGATGCGGCAAGTCGTGATTGCCGAGCCGATGCTGCGTAATCAAGTTGTCTGGGTTGCACAAATGCAGAGGCGTGTCGGCGCTTGGAGATTGCATGGATTGGATTAATTTGATTTGATTTGATCTGATTTGATTTGATTTGATTTGATTGTTTCACTTCTCATCCGGGTTCAATTTTTTTGAATTTTGTATTACAATTCAAAAAAAAAAAAATAAAAATAGGGGGTGGTTTTTATATCCTGACCCACTCCGCGGGAAACAAGTCGCGCGTGTCGTGCATTTGCAACGCAGGGCCGAACCACGTGCTCGGGTAGCACACCGTTTTGCCCGGGGTCTGGTTTAAATAAGCGCCCCACCAGCTGAACGTGCTGTTTGCAATGATGTTATAATTGCACACGCTCATCAGCAGCAGCTGCTTCCAGTCGGCAACTAGGTCGGGCACCTTGTGGAACTGGCACCGTTCCCCAACCGCGGGATCTGCCATTAATTGGTGCATGTGGTTCAAAATGACCGCATTGTCGCACGCCTCGCCAAAAAGGAGCACATGAATGCTGCCCGCGTCCGGGGTAACGCCCCGCACTATGTGGTTCAAGGCCCGCCGGTAATACTCCAGAGGCAAAACGGGGTGCAAATCTTGAATGTGCGTGTAATCCCCGATGCGAAAGTGCATCGCAACGGTGACTGCTCCAGACGGAAACCACGCGCTTTCTGCCCGAATGCCGCGCTGCTGATCCCGGAGCTGGAGCTTGTCGTAGATCGCGTCTTGCACGTCGTTAAAGTACTTGTGGCTTTGAAAGTAGCCGAACAGCTTCATATCCGGTTTTCGGGGCAGCGGAGTATACGCGAATGCGGGCTCTCGGTACTCCGGCAGCCGCATGAAGCGCTGCACGTTGGCCTGCGTGGGAATCACCGTCATCGGGATTAAACTACGCAGCAGCGTGTTCCAATACGTGGGCCGTTTTCCGACGGCATCCGTCGGTACGCGCAGAAAATAACACGCGCCGCCGGTGCGAATGGCCGCAGCCAGTGTGGCAAACACCTGGAAGAGCTGGTTGCCAAGGCCGCCGTTGATCAAAACCGTGATCATGGGTTTGACTTGTGAAATTGTGAAATCTTGTGCAATCCGATGCAGCTATGTGTTTATGTGTGTTTTACTGTTTTTATTTTACATTAACTAACATTTTTAAACAAACACGCAATTTAATGAGTATGAATCGTTAAACGACTGGTGTAAAATTAAAGGTCGTATCCATTCAGACTTTAGTTGTTGATATAGAGTTTCATATATTTTCGCGTCACTGTAAACTGCATGCAAAACTTTTTCGTCGGTAGTATCAGTATCAGTTCTTTTTGTGACTTTCAAATAAGACCCGATTGAATAATTTGTTAACGGTATTGGATATGTAGGTTGAATAAATCTTGGATTTTTGCGTTCATGTGCTCCTTCTTCTTTTTGTTCATCCGCTTCAATGTATTCAACTGTTGAACCTATCAAATGTTGTCTTAAATATTCCAAGTTATTGCTGATAATATTTTGTGCAAAAATGTTATGCCAACTTCCAGTAAAATTTCCTGCATATGTTGGAATTATGAATTTTTTCCCAAAAAACATGGTCTCATGAGTCAACGAACTTATAACTTCGCGAATAGCAATGACCTTTTGAATTAACTCTGACTGTGTTTCAGTATCCAGAAAAGACAACGTTCCGTTAAATGAATTTTCTTTAAAATTAAAAAATAGTTCTCCACCCGGTTCCAAAAAATAATAATACAAGTATGCGATGAATGACGGAGCAATTTTGAATAAAAATTTAGCAGTGGATGCATCAAATACGATGAGCTTGAACCTATTCAATTCAGGAATCATATGAATTTGGAATGGAAAATATAACTGATACCATTGATTGTCTGGCTTACCTTTGCAGTCGTTCGGATGGTCGGCCCAACAAAAATCTGGATGCAACGTTTCAATAATATTTCGGTTCAAGTCATTTTCGCATTTGTAATCAACACCAATCAACATTGTCCCATTTTTCAAATTATCGCTTGACTGCACCATATTTATGAAATCTTGAAAGGTTGTTACCTCAATGTTTGAATGTGACGTGGTTAATTCCCTAAAAACACCACCATACTGATTTTTTCGTAATTCTTTGATTTTTTTTTGATTTTTTTTTGATTTTTTTTTATTTTTTTTGATTTTTTTTGATTTTTTTGTTTTTTATATTTATTTGAGCGACGATATTTCATTTTTTTTTAATTATTTTTCTCTTTTTTATTAACTTATATTTTTTTATAGGAGAGGTGCGGAGAACCTTGGTTCTCCGGTAAACCTTGGTTCTCCGCCACATAGACGTCCTTCAGCAGCCGGGCCGACGGGTCCAGGACGCCCTCGCAAAACGGGTGCCTCCAAAAATACGGGATGGTCTCGGCGCGCCCCTTACCAGGAAAGCATTGGGCAAATATAGTCCGGTAGTAGTAGCTCTCCTTGTCGTACGGCGCGTTGTGCTTGAATTTTTGCAACTCAGTCGCAACGCTGATCTCTACGTCGCTCACGCGCTTGTCCGCGTATTCTTGGATGATTTGCACCCAGGTGCGATCGTGCCCGCTCACGCCGTCGCTGAACGCCTCCTTGCGCCGCCACATGACGTCCTCCGGCAGCAGCCCCTCAAACGCCGTGCGCAGCAGGTGCTTTTCTACCGCATGCTCGGCGCCGTCGCCGAACCGCTTCATCCACGGCGGCAGGCTCATCACGAATTCCAGGAACGCCTTGTCGGCAAACGGCACGCGCGCTTCCAGCCCGGCGCCGCTGATGCTCTTGTCCGACCGCAGCAGGTCAAAGCAGCGCACGTCGCGCACCATGCGCGTATTTTCCCGGGCGAACTCGTGGTCGCTGGGCGCTTTGGTGAACCCGCGGTACGACCCGAAAATCTCGTCGCTCATGTCGCCGCAAAATATGACCACGTTGTCCGTGTTGTCGTAAATGTACTTGCTGACCAAGTAGTTGCCCACCGACGCGCGCACGGTGGTGGTGTCGTAGCTCTCAATCTGGTAAATGGTGGCGTCAATGGCGTCCAAAAACTGCTGCTCCGTCAAGCACACCTCGTGGTGCCGCGTGCCCAGGTACTCGGACACGCGCCGCGCCCACTTCAGGTCAACCGATCCCTCCAGCCCGATGGCGTACGTGTCCACCACCGCACCAGGCGCTTGCGCTTCTACCACCAGCGCGGTGACAATGGAGCTGTCCAGCCCGCCCGACAGCAGGCAGCCCACGGGGCGCTCGCTCATCAGCCGCTTGCGCACCGCGGATTCAAACAGGGCGCGCACCGATGCGCACGCACTGGCTTCCATTGCAGCGGGCGACGATGTGACGTCGTCCAAAGACGCCGTGCCGAAACTGTAGATGTACGGCACCTCTTGGGTCTCGTCCAGGCGAAGGCACTTGTAATAGGGCTGCAAGTGCGAAGCAAACTTGGAGGTTGCGTTGGTTGCGTTGGTTGCGTTGTCGCCGTCGCCGTCGCATTGCTTGGACAAGGTCATGAAGCACCCGCCGGGAAACTGCTCCACGTGACCGCAGTGCTGCAGCGCCTTCATTTCGCTGGCAACCGAAATGTCGCGCTCGTAGTCGCTGGAACTGCCGATGTAGAGGGACCGCACGCCGAACGGGTCGCGCGCAACGTGCACCAAGTCGCGCTCGCGGTCAATGAGCACGAGCGAAAACACGCCGTCCAACTCCCGCAGCGTGGCGCACATGTCGCCATTAAATAACTTATACAAGTGGACGATGACTTCGCAGTCGGACCCGCCCACGCATGTTAGTCCGTGCTTTTCAATGAGCGCGCGATGGTTGTAAATCTCGCCGTTGCACACGAGCTCGCAGCCCAGCAGGTCAAAGGGCTGGTCACCGGCGGGAGTCAACCCGTTGATGGCCAGCCGGTGGAAGCCCATGCAGCGCTGGCCGGCCACCACAAACCGGCTGTTGTCCGGCCCCCGATGACAGATTTTAGCAAAGTTTTGTTGCAGCGTGTGGAGCAGGGTCGTGGAAATGCGCTTGCCCGAATCAATTCCAGTTGCTTCGTAATAAAAAATGCCGCACATGGATAAAAGTCGTTCGTATTCAATCTCTAATGGAATGAATAAACCAAACGCTTTAAATGAGTGTTCAAAAAAATATAAATATTATTATAGCATTACAATACAACAACAATCCAGGTCCACATCCATCAACCATTCATGTCCATGTCCCGAATTCCGACCCAGGAGCCGTTTTATGGCGTGCCCCACGGGGTGGCGTATTGCCAGCAAGAGCGCACCGAGGAGTTAAGCAGCCGCATGCGGGACCGCAACATTCCGTCGGCGGCGCTGCAGCCCCAGCTGTGCGCGCGCCCGGTACTCACCAAGTACGCGATCATGCCCATTCTGGACCAGCGTAAGGAAGCCACCGTGCCGCTCGCAACCTACCCCGTGTACAACCCGGCCCGCGTGTTCAACCCGGGCAGCGCCGTGGCCCCGTGGTCCGGCTACGCCACGGCGGTCAACGTGGAGTCCACGCTGCGCAACCAGTTCTTCGCGCTGCAAAAATCCGAACAATCGGCATACGTGCCGTCGTCGGACAGCGACTTGTACAACGTGCGCATTGACTCGCGTCAAATTCCACAAACTCATCCGCTGCTATTTAAAACCGAGCGGTTTGCGCCCGTTAACCCGGACTGCTTCAACCTGGCCAATCGCGTGTTCAACAACTCCACGCGCACGGAAATTAAGAACGTGGAATAACGAATGAGAAAAAAATGCAACGGAATATATTATATATACCTATACTATGTTTTGTATCACATAATTTACCCGCAAATGGCACAAATGGTACTGGTGGATCCAGCTTCTGTGCAATGCATATACCTGCAAAATGAAGGTTCTGGCCAATTTACGCAAGTACAAGGTGGCATCCTGTATGATTTTTCCCGGTTATATTGTTTAACTCCTAACGGAATGGCGCGTGATTTGGAATTAGGAAGTGATTTTGTTATCAGTGAGCAGGGCATATTGACATTGAACCCATCGCGCGTTAAGCCAATTTCGTTTCACCTTACGGAGGAGTCTCGCGATCACCCCGTAATGAAAATGACATTCTCAAATAACTCGCTCATAATTCCTTTTAATGCGAATGTCGCAGCGTTGCAAGTTTTCATTCCCTCAAACCAGGTTAACGTTGAAATTCCAATTACTTATCATACAGATTATGTTGACTCGCTGCTGCCCCGCGTTGCAGTATCGCAAATGCCTCCCGTGACCCCCATTGATCCAAACGACATGATAGCACAGTTCGCGGGAGACTTTCGGAATGTGCATTTGCATGCCAACTTGCAACTGCCACACTGTCAAATGGAACAACTTGTTTCGGCTCGTGTCAATTTTGCACACCTCACTGAACCCATTTGCTCATTTTTGGATTATTTATTCCAAACCACTGAATCGTTACCCGACGGTATGCCAGAAAAGTACGCCATAAAAGTTCCTTATATTTATAGCATTGACATGCGAACCATGACATGCACAAGAAGGCAAATGTTAAAACATGATATTGCCATTCCTCTTATGACTCCTGAAGAATTTGCACATTACAACCGTTTCACAGCTATTGAATATCACTTGATCCGTTACACCATGTTTCAAATGATGCTGAGCTACCGAAAATTTACATATGAAGAATTTCAAACTTGTCCGGAACATCATATGACATTTGATTTATATTACAGAAGAGGCGCAGGGGAAATAGGATTTCATTACGACTTAACCCCTGGCAACATTGTGTCCTTGGTTGGATTGTTATACAGCATGCCTCCCGGCCATGTGAAGGTGGGGCCGCAACTTATTCCGCGCAAATATCGCACAGATGGGATTATTTCTGACACAAACGTTATACCAATAAGCGCATTTGTCCATCGAAACTCGGTCGTCCTGTTTAACAACGCAACGTGTTCACACTCCACCCCTAATGTAGCAAATTTTATTTCAAGAATGCCGTATCAGGTCGGGTATGAAGTCAGAGACCAGCAGCACGAGCGCATTCATACTGCCACATTGAATGTCACTCACGACCCAATTAAATTTCCTGACATCATTCGGGAAAAACTACATGAATCATCGGTTAATCCGTCGCGGACATTTTTGCGGTCTTGGCACATTGTGAACATTTCACAAGCACAACTGGCATTTATAGCCCACCCTGAACACGTCGTATTTTCAAATGATATGCCATTTCAGACAATAGCGGAAGAGACCATGAGGGAATGTTTTGAATGGCTAAGAACGGCAGGATGCATGTGCGTTGAAGTTGCAACGGATGATGCAACCGGAGAAATAGTTCTTCCGTCAAAACTGCTGGGACATCTGCGGGGGGGAAGGATCATGTCGGCTGCACCGAAATTGCAGTTCGGGTCTCCGAACACCCGAGTAAAGGTACAGTCAAAAACGCAGTATTCGCAACGTTCAAAAATAACATCCCCCATTCGGGCATATACTCTCTCCATCTCCCACCTGAAACAACAAATTGGTTCAAAATTGAAAAAGATGCGTGCCGTTCTTAAAAATCCGAAAAAGAACTTTGTTGTCATGTCAGGACCAATGCGTACCCAGCGGCGGGCACATTCGCATTCACAAAACTCGCCAAATAAACGCAGTTACACTCGTAAAGTGCGTTCAGCACCTTAATTCATTTAAATTGAAAATTTACAAACAATTGCATGTTTATAAACTTTTAAATTGCACCACAACAAAACAACGAAACAACGTGAATCAATTAAAGCGAGCTGAGCATGGCGCCCACATAGCCGGAGGTGTAGTAATACACCGTGGCGAACACAACGGCGTGCACGAGCGCAACCACGTGCTTGGAGCCGTTGGGAGGGATGCGCAACAGCACGTTGGGGCTGAGCACGTAGAATAAAAACACGAGGTACAGGAAACTGGAAAAATTAAACATTGGTTGGCTTTTGGTTATACTTTACCATCATAAAAAAAACCCAAGAGAATTGAATTGAATTGAATTGAATTGAATTGAATTGAATTGAATTGAACTTGTTACCATTTACGTTTAACTTTCATGGTCTTAGTTCTTACCTCAGCGTGGTGTTTTTGCGTTTTCACCAAGCTGGCATCCTTTATCTTCTTTGCGCCCTTTGACCCCTTAAAAAACTCAATCAAGTGTTCCATTATTTTTTTGCTAATGATGCGGTCAATTTCTTGCTCCATCGGGTCCTTCGGCACGTGGGCAGCAGTGAACCGCTGCATGAAGTGCGCAACCTTGGCGCGCAACTCCGGTACCGCCGCATTTGTGGACTGCCGCAGCGCATCGCTCTGCGCGAACCGGTCCATCAACGTTTGCACGCTCAGCTGGTGCGTGTAGGGTTTTACTTGGATGTAGTACACCTTCCCGCGCTCCATGTGCGAATGCATCTGGTCGTCCAAAAAGCACACCTCCACGTTTGACGGCAGCTTGGTGCACCGCATGAAGTCGTCGTACGTTTTATTGTGCGTGGTGCGCCCCACTTCTATTATCTTCCCGTCCACTTTGAACGCCGCCACGATTTGGTCAAACAGCGGTGCGCCCAGTTTGGATTCCATGTATCGGATGATGTGTGCCACCCAAGCCCGCGGCCCGTTGTTGTTGGTGTACACCATGACGCCGCAGCACTCGCCGGCGTCCTTCCGCTGCTTCAGGAACCGCAGAATGTCCAAAATGTTCGGTCGCAGAAATTCGGGGAACGCGTCCATCAAGTGGTTGAAGTGCGCGTATTGGGCCGCGTCGTCGTTGTTCCACGCCGTTTGGATCAGCGCGTCGCAAAAAATGCCCAGTTCCACGAAATATCCTAGCGTTTCATCCACATCAATGACCACAATTTTTTTTTTCGGGGCGTCCGTCATGATTATGTAAAACCCCTAAACCAAAATATAAACCCAGCGCTATAATTTATCAATATTAAAATTTGTAAGATTATTTAAGGTACTTTTTGATTCATTTGATTCATTTGATTCATTTGATTCATTTGATTCATTTTGGATTCGTTTGAAAATCTTTTATCCGGGATTAATAGGGAAGCGACCTTGATTTTGGTTTTTGCTTGGGTTTGAAATGAACGCACCGCAGTCCATGGCCATGGCCATGACAAAGACCGATTACGAGAAAATTCTCTCGTATTACAAAGTGCCATTTGATAAATTGAGCAATCAAGAGATAAAAACAAAAGCAGAAGACATTTTAGCAACCAAATTGTGCAAGTGCATCAAGGCCGTGGAAAAAAAGGTGGGCACTCAAAACGCAATTGCGCTTTGCACGGCCAGCGTGTTTAGGAAAAAGGGGTTGAAATATTTTGACATGTCATGCAAGGGCCGGTCGCAACTGCAGTCCCGCAAAGGACGAAAACTTGCCAAGACTCGCAAAAATATTATAGCAGTTACCTGACCTGACATTTGATGGATGTTATATAACGTCCGAGCCAGCATCCGAGCCAGCATCCGAGCCAGCATCATCGTCTGATCCAGCATCCAAATAATCCATTGCAATCAATATGAGGCGCTCTTGTTGGCTCAATCGCTGAAAAATAATAACCTCGTCCATGTTGATGTGAAACATTGCGGGGTTGGGGTGCGTTTTGCAAAGCAACGATATTCCCGTTTGGCCGATTTTGATGTCGCACACGATGGCCCCCCGCGCCAGCGTGATTCGCTCCGGATTTTTCAAATCAATCCACCGAATGTATGCCCCGTGGGTCAGGCCGTTTAAATCGTCCACGTGGCGATAGTCCTTTAGTTTGGTCATGTAATCCTGCAACACGTGGGGGGTAAGGTCCAACTCGCGCAATTGGTGCAGTTTCACAGCCGTGATTTTGCGCGTGTTTAACGTGGATATAACCGAATTGTTTTCATTCTCCAGCGCCTTCTTGAACCGCGGGTCATTGCACAGGGTGGACGCCATGGATTGGATCACATATATCTATGTATTTTTTTATTCTGTTTTTTTTTATGTTATTTTGATAAACAATATAAACAATATAAACCTACGTTGACGCAATACTGCAATCATTGCCGCCACAAACCTTTTTTTTAATGTTCAAACATATAAAACTGGTTGCTGCAAAGTTCGCAAATTTAATCGCGAAATCAGTAAAATCAATTCGTCCCACAGGAACCCATTCACAATTGCAACCATTCATGCGTAAATCGCATGACGACGACCAAGCACCAGAAGTGCCAGCACCGGAAGTGACAGAAGTGCCAGAAGTGACAGCACCAGAAGTGAAAGCATCGGAAGTGACAGCACCAGAAGTGCCCGACCAACAATTGATTACGCCGTTGACGCTGGCCGACGCGGCGTTTACGTATGAACCGTGCGACGCCGCTGCGATTCAGCAATGGAAAACGGCCGATAAAAGCGACATTCGGCGGCTCATTGCAATCATCGGGCAACTTTATTTTTTTTCGGAATGCAGCAAGCGATGCATGCGAAGCTACGAGTTGCACAAGGACGACATCCCCAAATACATCGCAAAAATTAGACGGCGTCCGCACCTCCATATTTATACCGACCACATTGACGTGCACGATAACACGACAATGTTCTACATGTATCGCCGGCTGAAAACGATGATTGGCATGTTTCACATCAACGACTTCATGGTGCGGGTAGAGCACGCGTTTGACAATTCGCAAATAATAGCCGAGCATTTTGTCGTGCAACGGCTGTTAGCGTTAGCGCACGCGCCCGGAGGCGGCATTGATGCCGAACACCACATTGTGCTTCCGGTGTGCGTGCAGCTCAACAACATTGACAAAATACCGGAATCGGCGCGCACCATGTTCCACCACATTTCGTACAGCATTCAACCCGTGGTTGCGCATTCCCACACGCTGGACACGTGGTTTCGCAGATATAAACCAAGCACCGCGTTGATTGTAAAGCTGTGCGGGCAAATGGCCCGAGCGCTGCACCATTTGCACGTGCACGACATTGTGCACGGGGACATTAAACCCACCAACACGCTTGTATGCGTTAGACGCAGCGATGATAATCACAGTAACGATGATCACAACAACGATAAACGCAGTGACAGTGACAGTGGTAGTGATAATCGCAGCTATTGCGACGCAACCAATTCCAACCCCGTGCTTTATGTCATTGATTACGGCATGTCGGGTCTGCACAATGAAAGCGAGGGAACCGGCGGAACCAAACCGTTTTGCGCGCCGGAAACCGGCAATGGTTGCAACTCCGCGGCAGACATTGACTCCTACAAATGGGTGGCAAACCGTAAAGAAAATGACATGTGGTCATTCGGGCTCATGTTCTTCACAATGGTGACCCTGCGCAAATGCGTGTTCTATAAAAAAGATTATCCCACCGGGTTTTTTGACGCCAACGGACACGTAAGCGCATCTTACATAGAGACCGTTGCGCATGAACCGCTGCGCAGTTTATTTCGGCGCACGCTGTGTCCAGACGAAACCAGATTAACTGCCCGTGAATTTTTAGACGAAATCAATCAAATCAATCAGGAAATGCAGTAAGTAGAGTGCATTTAGTTGTCTTGTCATTGCATTGGTTGCATGGGTTCGGTAGATGATTGCATTTGTTCTGTAGATGATTGCATTGGTTCTGTAGATGATTGCATGGGTTCTGTAGATGATTGCATGGGTTGCGCTGGTTGCGCTGGTTTCGTTATTATTTTCTTTTCAATTGCATCCCGCTTCACATTTTGCTGCTGCAGTAACCACATGCACAGCTTGTCCAACACGCTGAGCGTGTTCATGTAGGTGCGGTATTTGAAGCAGCACACCGTGGTTAAAGTTTCCGGAAACTGCATGCTGCACCACCAGTACGCCGGAATGTAAAGGATTTGTCCCGCGCGCAGTTCCACGTCCATGGTTTTCACTTTATCAAAGTCGGCCCGGTATTCCGGTTGTATTTGCCACGGGTTCACGGGCGACCGAAACTCAAAGTTGTCGTAGTCGGACACGGGGTACAGGTACTTGCTGGCATGCGGCGCAATGAGCCGAATTTTAATGGTGCCGTGCGTAACCAGATAGTAATTGCGGTAATTCAGCTCGTACCGGAGCGGGGTTTGGGTGCCGGGGGACGCGCACACCACGTCATACGCGCATTTGGACACCATCGCCGGGCGCAAAAACGCGTCATTGTATTTGAACGTTTTCACGAGCCCGGTTTCTTCCAGGAATTCCCCGTTGTTTTCGGTGATGTAGCGCGCGTCCTTGTCGCTGCGGAACGTCTCGGCGACCGTGTGCAGCGTGAGCGGCACGTACAAATCGGTCGCATCGGCTTCTTCCGCGGGGTCTTTCACGTTGCGGAGGCGCACGTCAAACGCGCCGTACGTGGATCGCATCGCAGCCAGCGTGCATGATTCCATAAGTCGCTCATTCGCGTAGTCAAACATCACCGGCTGCCGCAGGTCACACACCTCTTCCAATTTGTCCTTGGACGGCTGGTCAATTTCATACACCTCCAGGTCGTTGCTGGTCTTCAAATGGAAGTAAATGTGCAAATACAGAAATAATACCACACAAAACACGATCACGGCAAACACAGATTGCATGGATGATTGTTTATATATTAATTATGTTTTGCGCGGATGTTTTAAATACTTATTATTGTGCTACAATATTTTTTCGTACCATTTATACGAAAAAATTTGGGTTACATGTGCCCTGTTTCATTTATTGTTTCATTTATCATGTATTTCAAGTGCGACATTCGGGGATTGCTCCTCTTGCTCCTCTTGCTCCTCTTGTCCCTCTTGCTCCTCTTGTCCCTGTTGCTCCTCTTGTTCATCTTGTCCCTGTTGCTCCTGTTGCTCCTCTTGCTCATCTTCCTCCGCTTGTCCCTCTTGTCTCTCTTGTCTCTCTTGTCCCTCTTGTCTCTCTTCTTGGCCGTCTTGCTGGCCCCTGCTGTTGCTGCCTTTCATTACCACTGGTCCTTGGGACGACAAGAGCTTTAACAGCATGATGTTTATTTCGTTGATGGTTTTTTGTTGCGCGTACAGCAATTCACGCAGTTCCCGGTTTTCGGTTTGAACGGACTCTATCTGTTCAATGATTTCGGACAAATTGGAATTGGTCATGATGTTGTCCACGATTCCGCCCACAAACTCGGGATCGGACATGAGATCCGACTTGATATCCAAGTCCGCTTGGTTGCTGGTTCCGGTTCCATTGAGGCTGTTCAAGGACCCGGTTTCAATGCAGTTCAGGCGATTCTTAATTTCATCTATGGTTTGACTCTGTTGGAACAACAAATTGTCCATTTGTTTCATGACATAAATGGGCGGTGCAGGCCAAGACAATCTGGGAGGTTGCTGCTGCTGTTGTTGTTGGTTCCGGTTCCCTTGAGGCTGTTGTTGTTGTTGTTGGTGCTGAGGCTGCTGTTGGTGATGAGGCTGCTGTTGTTGTTGGTGCTGAGGCTGCTGTTGGTGCTGCTGTTGCTGGTTCCGGTTCCCTTGAGGCTGCTGTTGCTGCTGCATCTGTTGCATTTGTTGTTGCTGCATTTGCTGCATTTGCTGCATTTGCTGCATCTGCTGTATCCGCATCTGCTGCTGCTGCTGTAAAAACTGCTGCCGTTGCGCAGGGGTTAAATTTGCTAAAGGCGGAGGAGGAGCTTGACCGGGAGGGCGTTGCATTGATTGCATTGATTGCATTGATTGCATTGGTGTCTGAACCTGGTTTGCGCGCCGCTTCTTTGCGGCAGAAATGGAAGCAGAACTACTCATCGTGTATGGCTGGATATATGTACGGATATAAATGCAGATGATACTATTATTTTATATTCTTTGCGCAATTAATGCATTTTATCGCATTCATTGGGTTTACTGTGGCGCTTATTGTCGCATCGTCATTGGAATGGCGTCATGGCATTGGTACCCCTGCACTTCAAAGTCGCCCACCTCGTAGTCGTTTATGTTGTCATGCAGCGCCCGAATCGCGATTCTCGGGAACTCGTGCGGCTCCCGTCTGCACTGTTCTTTCAGCGCGTCCACGTGGTCGTCGTAAATGTGCGCGTTGCCCAGGTGGTAGATGAACACGTGCGCGTCCAGGCCGCAGTGGTGCGCCAACAAGTGGGTCAGCATGCTGTACGACGCAATGTTGAACGGCACGCCCAACCCCACGTCCCCGCTGCGCTGATACAGCGAGCACGACAGCCGGGTGCCGTCCGTGACGTGGAACTGCGCAAGCACGTGGCACGGCGGCAGCGCCATTTCAGACAGCTGGCACGGGTTCCACGCCGTTATAATTAATCTACGCGATGTGCGCTGCTCGGGATCCTTTAGCGCATCAATGATTAACTGCAGCTGGTCCACGCCCTTTTTACAATTATCATTATTATTCGCAGGGTACTCGCCGCCGAAGTTCCGCCATTGAAACCCGTAAATCGGTCCCAAATCCCCATCCGGTCGTCCATTGCTGTTGCCGTCCCAGATGTGCACGCCCTGCGCCTGCAGCAGCCGGTTGTCGGTTTGCCCCCGAATGAACCATAGCAGCTCCTTTAGGCACGTCTTCCACGCCAGGCGCTTCGTCGTTAGGAACGGCACGCGGCGATCATTTAGCGAGAAGTGCATGGCCGCGCCCACCACGGCAAACGTGGCACCGTTGCGCCCCTCTTCCTTGGTGCCTTCCGAGAGAATATCATCAATTAAATTCAGGTACTGGTTCTCTTCGTGACGCAGGGGGAATTCCTGGATTGTGGGATGCACAATGGGGGCCATGCGGTATTTGTTGTACTCTGCCAGGGTTTTCAGCATTTGGGTTGGTTATTGGTTATGCGTGTATGATAATTGGGCGATACTCATTTATATCATTGTTGGCATTTTCATTTTAATTTTCTCTCTTCATTGTAAATATAAAAGTTCAATACATACGCGCAATAAGTATGGACGCCATAGAAATCACCGCCAAGGACACCGCTTCCGCAGGCGGCGGCTTTTTCAAGCAAGTGTTTAAGCTGAACGAGGACGCGCAGGGCGAGGTTTTAAACATGATGCAGTACGTGGCCATCGGATTCATCCCCGCCATCATCGTCATTTACGTCATTCGGTATTACGTGCCCGACCCGGACGATGAGAAGGGCAGTTTGACAATTGTGGCCGAGATTTTCGCGCAGACGTTCGGCATGCTGCTCGGCATCTACTTCATCCACCGCATGATCATTTACTTTCCCACTTATAGCGGCATCAAGTACGAGCGCTTCCACATCATCAACATCCTCATGGTGTTTGTCATGATCCTGTTCTCCATTAAGACGAAGCTGGGCGAGAAGGCGCAGATCCTGGTGGAGCGCGCGGTGGACATGTGGTCCGGCAACGGGAATAAAGGCGGCCCAGCACAAGGCCAGGGCCAGGGCCAGGTGCGCGTGACGCAGCCCATCACGGGCTCCATGGCGTCGGGCGTGCCCATGACGGCGCCGCCCCCACCCCCGCAGCTCACAAGCAACCGGGCCCAAATGGGCATGGCCAGCATGGGCAATGCCATGAGCGGCATGGTGAAGGACTTTAACGCCATGTACTCCGGCGGCGGGCCGCAGCAACAACAGCCGCAACAACAACAACAGCAACAACCAATGATGGATTACGAGCCCATGGCGGCCAATGAAGCGGGCTGGGGTAATTCTAGCCTATTTTAAAAGGGGGGGGGCGATGAACGCCCCCCTTAAACCCCCTCCTTTTTTCCCCTTTGGACCCTCCTTTGGACCCTCCTTTGGACCCTCCTTTGGACCCTCCTTTGGACCCTCCTTTGGACCCCTTTGGACCCCCTCTTCATTTTATAAATATTTTATGCACATTTTGTATAACCCCCTTGTAAAATATTTATAACAAATGGAACCAGCACTTCGTTTAATTGCTCAATTAAGAAATCCAGCGTCCGTTGAAACTCAACATGCAATGCGCTTGCTGCACACTACTAATCCTAATGACATACCAATGTTAATTAATCAACGCATGGATTATCGTCCCTTGTTCGCAGGCTTTATTGATGTCATCGTCATCAACGATTACACTGCCGATTATCAAGGGGTTGAAAGAGAATTTGCTGCAACTGTACCAGGGTTAAATGCAGATTTATGGATTGCGTTTGTTACAGAGCTTCGGCAGTATTTGCAGCAACAGGCACAACAGGCACAACAGGCACAACAGGCACAACAGGCACAACTGCAACACCAGGCACAACTGCAACACCAGGCACAACTGCAACAACAACAGGCACAACTGCAACACCAGGCACAACTGCAACACCAGGCACAACTGCAACACCAGGCACAACTGCAACACCAGGCACAACACCAGGCACAACTGCAACACCAGGCACAACTGCAACACCAGGCACAACTGCAACAGCAACAGGCACAACTGCAACAGGCACAACAGCAACAGCAACAGGCACAACCGCAATCCAATATTTTTACCCGGCCACAGCAACGACTGCAACAGCAACAGCAACGACAGCAACAGCATCCGTACGACCCCGAGGACCCTGTAGTACACGAAATAGGTGCGAACGGCAATTGGCACCGATGGAATGGTCATGCATGGGTAGACACTGGAAGACGACCTAATAGCGGTGGTTACAAAGGTCGTAAAAAATCCATGCGCAAATATTGTCGTCGTCGCAATTCCATTCATCGTCGCAAAAAATCCATTCACAATAAAAGGCGAATGAAATAAAAATTGAAAATATTTACAATGGCCAATGACTTCAAACAAATACGAGACAAATAAACAATGCCCGCATTCCTTGGAGAGATTGTCGTTGAATTCATGCAATCATGAATTTTTTAGTTTATCCATTTTCAAAAAAATTGATGAAATAATACAACGGCACTTGCACCTTGCATCTTGCAGTCATGCCCGCACACAATCCGAACAATCCGAATAAATCAGCCAAGGCCAAGACCAAAGGAATCTCCAAAACGCTTGACATTGCGGGCAAATCCCGAAAAGAGGTGGGAGATGTCGGCGAGCGCTTCGTGTGTAACACCATCCCTTGCCAAACGTGCGGAGTCCGCCAGTGGCACAACTTGAACAAAAATAACCCCAATTTCCCGGGCGTGGATCTGAAATGCTTGCACTGCGGGACGTACGCGCAGGTAAAAACCGGAAAGCATCCGCTGACCCCTCATCGCACCGGTTGGAAAATACCGACCTCCCCTGCAACCGTTCGTGATGCAATACAAAAATACAAGCGCAAGATGCGGTACATTCACGTGGCATACGATAGCAAGTGTCGCGTGACTGAAGTCTGCGTGTCCGAGGTGATCACGCGCAAGA